GAGTTCCTGCGAGCGGTTTATCCCGACATCACCTTTTCGCAGGTGGACTTCTCCACGCACATTCACCGCTACAAATCAGGCTACCGAGAGGCTCGTGTTGGAAGTTACGGATACGGTATGATGTGCCGCTTCTTCAGCGGGGTGATGCAGGTTCATCCGCTGCTGAATCCCTACACGCACTACATCCGGCTGGACGATGACTCCTACATCCAGAGCCCGATCACGCCTCAGATTGTTCAGCGCATCCTCTCCAACGACTACACCTATCGCTGCACCTTCGAGGACTACTCGCCATCGCTGTGGGATTACTCCATTGAGTTCATGCGGAAGAACGGTCTGCCAGTGGACCCGAAGCTGCGCACTATCGCGACGGCTCCCTACACCAACTACCATTCCAGCAGCATCCGGCTCTGGAAGCATCACGTCGTTCGGGAATACCTGCGGGGAATCGAGGAGCAAGACGGCTGTATCACGAAGGGGTGGGATGACGCCATCATTCAAGGTGTGATTGCCAAGATGATTTGCCCCGTGCTCGGCTATGGTGTTCATCTGGAGAACGGCTTCTGCTATCGCCATAATCAGCACTGCTCGCATCGCCCTGGGTATGGCCATTCAGAGCTGTGCTTGGACGGAAACGATGAGCACCACAAGGGCGACATCAACTACCAGTGGGGTCCACCGAAATCAATATGCTGACCAGGGTGATAGCGGTGACGCAGCTTGGGAACGGCGTCCACTCAAAGTTCGCCAAGCGGAACCTCCATGTCAGGAACACGCTGATTCCATCTCTCGCTCAAATCGGACTTTCAGCGGAAATCTTCCCAGCCATAATCGGTTCATCCGTGAAGGTGAGCAACGGAGCCGCGCTGCATGATTCGCTGGAGATTCCGCTTGGAGAAGGCTGCATCGGAAACCTGCTCTCAAACTATGAGCTTTGGAAGTTGAGCGTCCTCACCGGCCAGTCGGTGTTAATCCTTGAGGATGACGCCATCCTGCCGTCGCAGAACGCACAGTTTGTGGCCGATGCGATTCGGTCTTTTCAGCAGTCCCACCAAGATCAGCCGGACATTCTCTACCTGCTTTCGCAGTCACCATTCATCAAGGACACCTTCAAGCGATACGCTCCGAGTGAGCTGAAGGTGATAAACAGCAGCATCTCCCGGCTGATTCGCACCAGCGACCTCGCCTGCACGGCAGCTTACATGGTGACACCTTTCTCGGCTCGCCGCCTGATGGAGCGTATCACAAAGTCGAAGACGATTCCGACGGACGGCTACGTTCACACCGCACAGATGGATGGAGCGATTGGGATTGTCGTGCAAACGGACCCGACTAAGGGATTCATGCTGAACGAGAACTGGGCGGAGTGGAACCACAAGCATGATCCTTTGGTGAAGATGGAGCCGTCGTGAAAATCTCCCTCGCCACCCTCACCTACGCCCGCACGGGGATGCTGGAGGAAGCCATTGAGAGCTTTCTCCGGCAGGATTATCCCGGCAAGGAGATGGTGATCTACAACACCTACGAGCGGCAGCATTTGGTCTGCACTGCTCCCGGCGTGCGCGTTATCAATGCCTACTCAAGACCGGCCACCCTCGGGGAAACCCGAAACAAGTGCATCGAGAAGTGCGAGGGAGAGTTCATCCTCAACCTCGACGACGACGACATCATCCTGCCGGGATACCTCTCATGGCTGGCTTCCAGGCTGGAAGGCCGGGATTGGATTCGGCAGGACCGTCGCTTCTGCCTTCGCAACGGAAGAATCATCGGAATGGCGGAGCAAGCCACCAACCAGTCGCTTTTCAGGAAGTCGGCTTGGGCGTCTGTTGGTGGGTTCCCGCACGAGAACTCCGGGGAGGACAAGGGCTTCAGGCGGCTGCTGGCGAATCGGCATGGTGGAGCGCGGGTGGAATGCCGACCGGAGGACACCGGATTCCTCTACCGCTGGCATTCCAGCAACATCTCCCGCACGGGGCCAGACCGACCAGGGCAGCTCAATGGGATGCAGACCGTCAAACGTCTCGTGATGAAGGCCATGCCGAAACGCGGCAAGGTGACGCTGCATCCACGCTGGCAGCACGACTACTGGCAGCTCACGCGGGAATATCTGAAAGCGCATCCATGAACGCACTCACCCAACAATCTACCGTCGCAGAAGTGCTCGCCGAGATTGACCGCGAGCACGAGCAGATAGCTTCCGCCCTTGGGGAGTTGACCGGCGAGTGGGATGCCGAGCAGAAGGAACGCTACGAGGAGCTGGTGGAGGAACGTCTGGAGATGGTGGCTGCGAGGAGCTACTTGATGAGGAGATGTAAGCAGTGAGCGATAAATGTCCAACGTGCGCTTCAGAGATCCCCGGATGGTGGGTGCGTGGATACTGCGCCCACTGCGGCGGCGACCTTTTACAAACACCTCAGATTGCTGAAATAGAGCGGCTACGGGATGCGCTTACCGAAATAGATGACGTGATGGGGTTTGATTATCCGACGATGCCGGAAGCATCACGGGAGAAAGCGCACAGAATTGCACGCGAGATAACTTTGCGGGCGCTAACCCCTAACGGTGTCCGGTCAGTATGATCTCCGTCTGCATCACCTGCCGGAACGACCAAGAGGAAACGAACGCCACGATTCGCTCCATTAGGGAGACGGCTGGCGACCTTCCTGAAGTCGTAGTTTTGGATGATGGCTCCGACCAACCCCTCAAGCTGGACGACAAGAACGTGGTGTTTAGGACCGTCCACGGAAGAGCCGGGGTGGGGCCAGCCCGCCACATCGCCGCCACGATGGCCAGCCGGAAGCATCTGCTCATCATAGACGCCCACATGCGCTTCGAGCCTGGGTGGTATGAGAAGGCTTTGGAAAGGTTGGAATCCAGCGACAACACCTTATGGGGTTGCACCTGCATCCACATGACGGCGGGGAACATGGAGATCAAGCCGGATAGCCGGACCTACAACGGGGCTACCTTGAACTTCTTTGGACCGAACAAGAACAGACCGAACCTGATGCAGTTCATTGAGCCGGTGTGGATTCCCCAAGCTCAACACCCCAAGAACAATGACGTGATACCGTGCGTCCTTGGAGCGGCTTACTTTATGCCCCGCAGCCTGTTCTTCCAGATTGGCGGCATGAGGATGCTCCGCCACTGGGGTTCCTCAGAGCCTTACCTTGCGCTGAAAGTCTGGCTGGCTGGTGGGGAATGCAGGCAGATGACGGATGTTCGGATAGGCCACCAGTTCAGGACGGCTACCACCTACACCTACAAGTTCTCCGCCTCGCTCTACAACAAGCTGATGATTGCAGCTACGCTCTTCCCGGAGGACGCCACCAAGTTCATCGTGGAGAAGATGCGCCAACATGCGATGCCAGCGCAGGACTTCAAGATTGCGATGGACCTGTTCCGAAACGACCAGTCTAACATCGAGGTCGAAAGGGTCTTTGCGGAGCGGGTGTTCACGCGGTCGTTAGAGGAGTTTCTGGAGCGGTTTGGAATGCCGAGGTTTTGGACTTGAACGATAAAGGTTAAGCTCCATAGTAGGAGGCAGCATGTCGCTACCGCTGCCATCTGAATTCGAGGCACTCATCCCCGCCGATCCGAACAACCCCACCTGCGATGAGCTGCGTGCGTTGTTGGACCGCGAGACGGGCTTGCAGGCGTTGCTGTATCGGTGGTGGTCCTACTGGTTCAATGAGGATGGCACACTAACTGAGGATTTTACTGACCAAATCTGCAATGCGGGCTGCGGTGGAAGCAGCTCAAGTTCTACACCAACATGAGCTGTCCAATCCCTTCAGACTTCCAAGACCTGATCATCGATCAGAACGCTTCTGTGTGCGAGGCGCTCGGAAAGCTAGGTCCGGCATCACAGCTTTGGTTTGATGCTTACTCCTGCATCTACAAGAACAACCTTGAGTTCACTGAGGAGTTCCGAAACAAGATTTGTGCAACAGGATGCGGTGGCGGTGGTGGAGGAACTTCCACTTCAACAACTCAGGCCGGTTCTGGCCAGCAGGATTACAGCGCTGCTGGCTCTTATGAATTTGTGGTTCCCTCCGGCATCACCGAGCTGACCGTAATCGTGGTTGGCGGTGGCGGTGGCGGTGGTGGTCGTGGAAGCGCATTCCTACCTCCGACCCGAGTGTGCTCTGGTGGCGGATCTGGCGAAAAGCGCGTCCACACCTTTACGGTCGTTCCTTTGGAGGTAGTGAACATCACAGTAGGAAGTGGTGGCACGCAAGACGCAGTTACCGGAGATGGCTCCAGCGGAACTGCTTCCGGTGTCTTTTACGATACTGTCAGCGTGGTCGCAAACCCTGGAGGTGGTGGCCAGAATGAGAACTGCACCGCCGCACCGTTTGCCGGTGGCGCTGGCGGTAGCGGCGGTAGCGGCGGAACGGGAACCTCCGGCAATGCTGGTGGGGCATCCACTGCGGCTTGCGCAAGCGGTAGTGGTGGCGCATCTGTCGGACTGTCCGCTGGCGCTGGTTCGGCTGGCAGTATTGCTGATAATTCGCACCCAGGAAACGATGGTGCGGTTCGCATTACTTGGTAATGTCCACCACCCCATACAAAGGCATCATCCTGCGGCCTCTCCTTGGGCCGATGGACTCGCGCTCAAACCCGGAGGACGCCCCCGCGAACTCGTTCCGCTTCAAGCTGAACATGATGGTGGACGACAACGACAAGCTGGCCCGAGGCTACGGATGGGAGCGGCTGCTCGCAGATGCTTCTCCTTACGTCAATCAGGACGCGCACGACCAAGGAGACTGTTTCGACACCCAACCTCCCAGAGAGCCGATTACGATGCTCTATGAGGCCACCAACAACCTTGGAATCCGACGGTTGATCCGTGGTCAATCAAGCTCGCTCGCCATCCTGAGTGAGAGCACTGGTAATTGGACCTACATTGGACGCGGGTTCGGGGGTGGGACAACTGCCACCCAGCTCAGATGGTCCGTTGGGCAGGCTGGCAACACCATCATCTTCACGAACAACCGCGATAAGCCTCAGAGCTACTCCATCGGAACGCTTCCAGCAGGTTGCGGAGATTCGGCGGTCAACGAAATCGCCGACCTGAACACGCTAGACGTGACACAGGCAGCGGTCGCAGCCAGCTTCAACGGCTGCATTTTCCTGATGAACGTCGTTCAGGATGGAACGCGCTACACAAGCCGAGTCCGGTGGAGTGGTGTGAACAACCCGCTGACGTGGGTTCCTTCAGCAGCCACCGTAGCTAACTTCCAAGACCTCCCCTACACGGAGACAATCCTTGCAGCGCGGGAGCTTCAAGGGAACCTCATCATCTTCACCGACAAAAGCATCTATCGGTGCTTTGTGAACGGGGCTTCTT